AAAGGATTTATTGTCTTTGTCTGAAGTTGCATCGAAAATAGCACCGGCAGAACCAGAAAAAGAAAAGAAATCTGATGAATATTTTGTTGGATCTACGAAAGAGTTGAATGCTTTGTTGGAAGACGATTCTGATGGCAAATAAAACCGGATACAACGGAAACCCAAATCTAAAAAAGAGTGGAACAAAGGTAAAGTTCACAAAGAAACAGGTCGCAGAATATATCAAATGTAAAAATGATATAGTTTACTTTGCCGAGAACTACTTCAAGATAATATCTTTGGATGACGGACTAATTACAATTGATCTGTTCGATCACCAATATGAATTTTTGAGAATATTAAGAGATAATAGATTCGTTATTGCGGCCTGCGGACGACAGACAGCCAAATCCACTACAATTACTATCGATATTCTACATTACATGTTGTTCAATGATTATAAGACCTGTGCAATTCTAGCGAACAAATTAGCCACCGCTAGAGAAATATTTTCTCGTGTTCAATTGGCATTTGAGAAGCTTCCGAAGTGGCTACAGCAAGGGGTCATCGAATGGAATAAAACAACATGCCTGCTAGAAAATGGCTCAAAGGTAATATGCTCTGCTTCATCTGGGTCATCTATACGCGGTATGTCTATTGATTTCTTATTTGTAGACGAGGTTGCAATTTTCGATAACGCTATATGGGACGAATTTTATACTTCCACATATCCGACAATATCTTCAGGCAAAAAATCGAGAATTGTGCTAGTTAGTACAATGAAGGGTCTAAATCATTTCTATAAATTGCTGACTGATGCCAAGAACGGAAGAAACGATTTTGCGCCTTTTGAGGCTGACTGGAGCGTTATACCAAGCAGAGACGAAGAATGGAAACGTCAGACAATAGCAAACACGTCAGAAGAAGCATTTCTACAAGAACATTGTGTGTCTGGCGAGACTTTATTGAGTGTTATGAACGATGGAAAAATACAAAAAATGTCAATAGAAAAACTGCATAGTATTGAAAGCGAATTAGTTTTGAGAAAATATAAAATCTTCGATGGGAAGAATTATGTTGGATATAAAAAAATTAAAAAGTCACTTTACACCGGCAATCTTTACAATATAATGGTGAACGGAAAACAACTTCTATGTACGGAAGATCATAGAGTCATGATACACAATGAATGGGTTATGGTAAAAGACTTACCACAAAAAAACATTTCTAAAATAAAACGCGTTTCTGAATACCCTGTTTATGATGCTGTAGAAGTGGAAAACGAAACAAGCTCTTATAACACAAACGACATAGTTTCGCATAATTGCAACCAAGCAATCGGCTCTTCATTATCTCTAATTTCTTCAACAAAGTTACAAACTCTGACAATATTAGATCCCATCGAATTTCGTGATGAGCTAAGATTTTACAAAAAGCCAGAAAAAGGTCATTCGTATGTCATGGTTGTTGATGTATCGAGAGGAAAAGGATTAGACAATTCTGCGTTTTCTGTGATCGATGTGACTGATTATCCTTTTAAACAAGTTGCTACATATTATGATGATTCAATTTCGCCGCTAATCTACCCATCTATCATACAGACAATAGCTAGAACATATAATGAAGCTGCTGTACTGGTCGAAACAAATGACATCGGCGAATCCGTAGCAACAAAACTTCATTACGACTTGGAATATCCAAATGTCATATGGATTAAACCGAAGGACGGAAAGAAATCCATTGGCGTTAGAACCACCAAATCAGTCAAAGCTAAAGGATGTTCCAATTTAAAAGACATTATAGAGAAAGAAGTCCTTATTGTCAATGATAAAAATACAATCACCGAACTGACTGGATTCATACAGAAAGGCAGTTCATATGAAGCTGATTCTGGATTTCATGATGATTTGGTGATGGGGCTGGTTTTGTTTGCTTGGTTTGTTGAGCAGATAGAGTTCGAAAGCTGTCGAGAAAGCTTCTCTTTGTCAACAAACGTGTATGGCCAAGAGATCAAAAGATTGGAAGACGAAATCGGCACGGCATTTTTCATCGATGATGGGTTGGATGAAATCCACGATACTGTAATTGAAGATCCTAATGTCTGGTCTAGTTCGACAAGTTAAAGCAAAAAAACGTTTTAGCTAAATAAAATAAAGCAAAAATTTTCAAAGGAGAAAAATTATGGGTCTAAGTTTAAGCCCTAGTGTAAATGTCAAAGAAATTGACCTCACTACATCTATCCCACAAGTCGCTACATCTATTGGTGCTATTGTTGGTAATTATGTATGGGGTGCTGTTGACGAACCTACGCTAGTCACACGCGAAGATGATCTAGTTTCTAGATTTGGTCTTCCAAATGATGTCACTGCTGGTGATTTCTTTTCTGGCGCCAACTTTTTAGCATATTCCGGTAATCTACAGGTTGTTCGTGTTGCTGATGCTAATGCTAGAAATGCTTCTGATAATGGCGCAGCAGCAGCAATCGTCAAGAATTTCACAGATTTCGAAACAAAGAATGGAGCAGCAACAATAGATGGTTGGGGTTCAGCTATTGTGGCCAAGTATCCCGGCGTTTATGGTAATGATATTACTGTTGATGTTGCTGATGCTACCACGTTCAATAACGCACGTCTAGTACATGGCGCAGTAACAGGCACAGCATTTGCGCTTGCTGACACTTTGACTGGTGGTACTTCTGGTGCTATCGGCACGATTGTTCGTCTTGTATCAGCAACCGAAGTAGAAGTTACTGTAACATCAGGCACTTTCACAGCAAACGAAACGATCACATCGTCTGGTACTGGTACAGCATTGGTTTCATCGGTGTCAAACTGGGATGTAAATTCACTGTTTGAATATGCACCAACAGGAACAGAACTTGCCGTTGTTGTCTATAAAGCTGGTTCTGTTGTTGAAAGCTTCTTGGCAGATACTAATTCTACAGCCAAAGACTTCCAAGGTAATTCAATTTTTGTCGATACTCTTGTTGGTCGTCAGTCTTCTTATATATGGACAAACTCGCCTATCATGGATGGTGCCGATGTCAATCTAGCAGCTAATCATTATGTGTTGAGTGGCGGCGTAGATTCTGGTGTTCCTACTGCTGGAGATTATGAAGCCGGATGGGATCTGTTTGCTAATCCTGATGTACTGGATGTCAATCTTCTGATCACAGGCGCAGCGGGCCCGACTGTTGGTAAGTACGTAATTCAGAACGTGGCGGAAACTCGTCTGGATTGTGTTGCTTTCGTATCACCAAACCAGTCCGATGTTGTAAACAACGTTTCTGCCGCAGCTAACGTAGCAGCATTACGTGCGGTTGGTGGATCATTGAATCTGTCATCTTCGTATGGCGTTATGGACGGCAACTTCAAATATCAGTATGATCGTTATAATGACGTTTATCGCTGGTTGCCATTGAATGGTGATATTGCTGGTTTATGCGCGTTCACAGATCATGTAGCAGACGCATGGTATTCTCCTGCGGGTTTCAATCGCGGCAATATCAAGAATGTTGTCAAGCTTGCTTTCAATCCAAATAAAGCAGAACGCGATTTGCTGTTCAAGAACAGCGTCAATCCTGTTGTAACCTTTAAGGGGCAGGGAACGATATTGTTCGGTGATAAGACAATGCAGACTAAGCCTAGTGCTTTTGATGCTATCAATGTTCGTCGTCTGTTCATCGTGCTGGAGAAAGCAATTGCAACTGCTTCCAAGTATTCATTGTTCGAGTTGAATACGGCATTTACGCGTTCGCGCTTCGTACAGATGGTTGAACCATTCTTGCGTGATGTTAAGGGTCGTCAGGGTGTTTATGACTTTGCTGTTGTTGCTGATACACGAAACAACACACCGCAAGTAATCGATAGTGGCGAATTCAGAGCAGACATCTACATCAAGCCTTCTCGTTCTATTCGCAATATTTCACTGTCATTTGTTGCTGTTCGTACTGGCGTTAGCTTCAAAGAAGTGATAGGTTAAAGCGTTATAAATAGAAAAGTGGCTAGGATCGCTTCCGAAAAGGCAACAACTCATTGCCCTGCCACTTTTATTTTTGAGTTTAGATGGAGTATCTAATGTTTACGGAAGAAGAAAAAGCCTTTATTAGGTCAAATATACTTGTTACCACAAAAACTGGCGTTGTTCAAACGAACGGTTGGGCAGCAAAGAGAAAATGGTGGTCGGATAGTCATTCTGATCATATGACTTTGTTCGATAAGATAACAGAGTATTGGAAATCATACAAAGAAGAAAGATTCAAAACAATAATAGAACACATTTTATCTACCAAACAGCCTTGCGTTATATGCGGAGCCCTCACATATAGGAAAACAAAAGGTGGTGATGTTTCTTGTTCGAAAGACTGTTCCAGAATTTTGGCCGGAAATAACACAGCAAAATTTCGAAAGAATAACCCAGATGTGGTCGCAGCGGCACTACAGAAGGCAAAGAAAACATGTATTGACCGATATGGGGTAGAAAGCGTTTTCAATATACCAAGTGTTCGAAAGTTATGTTCCGATAGTCAGAAATTAGAGTCAACGAAGAACAAAAGAAAGCAAACGTGTATAGAGCGTTTTGGGCTATCGACAAATCTAAGTTTACCAGAAAATCGAGCAAAAAGTGAAATCTTAGCACACACTCCAGAAGCAAGATCAAAAAGAAAGCAAACTTGCCTTGACCGATATGGGGTAGAGAATAATCTGATGCTTCCAGAAGTCATAGAAAAAAATAAGATTGGATCTCATACAGAAGAAGTAAATTCCAGACGCAAGAAAACAGTAATAGAACGATTCGGAACCGAAAATTATAACAACAGAGAAAAGGCCAGAATAACACGCAAAGAAAATCTCAAGTCGGGAGTAATACAGAAAAATCTTCCGCCAAACGCTATTCGAGTTTTAGAAAGCAAAGAACTACTGGATGACATGCTCAAAGAACACACGCAGAAGGCGGTATCGATAAAAATTGGGGTATCTCAGGCAACGGTTTCAATATATGCTCGTGAATATGGCTTAGAATATTCAAGATTTCAATCTGAAGCGGAACGAGAAATTGCTCAATATATTCTTACTATTGATGAAGATGCGAAAATTATTTGCAACAGTAGAAAAATAATTGGTCAAGAATTGGATATTTTTCTGCCGGATTATAATTTAGCGATAGAGTTCAATGGTTTATTTTGGCATTCTACAACAGATGTTGATAAAATTCAATACGCTAAAACAAGGCATCTAGTTAAAACAGATAAATGCGAAGAATTGGGAATTTCTCTACTTCAAATACTAGACACAGAATGGGAAAACAAAAAGAATATTTGGAAATCTGTTATACGATGTAAGATGAACAAAATCAATCGTAGATTGTTTGCGAGAAATCTTAATTTCGCGGAAGTGAAAGACAAAGAAATAATTACAAATTTTGAAAAAGAAAATCATCTTCAAGGTCACTGTAAAAGTTCAAGATCATTTGGCTTGTATGACAACGAAGAACTTGTTTGTCTAGCTTCATTTTCCAGAGATCGCTTCGGTAAAACAAATAAGACAGAATTGGTTAGATTTTGTTCAAAGCTAAACACAATAATCGTTGGAGGTATGTCAAAAATATTATCACACGTACCGTTTGTTGATATTGTTTCCTACGCAAATAGACGATGGAGTTCTGGCAATGTGTACAATACCATCGGGTTCAAAAAAACGCATACATCAAAACCAAATTACTCTTATATAGAGAGAGGAAAGTATGAATTGTTAAGCAGACAGAAATTTCAAAAACATAAGCTGCCTTCTATTCTTGACAACTTCGATAAAAATAAAACAGAGGCCGAAAACATGCTATGTAACAATTATAGGATAATTTATGATTGCGGAAACATAGTATATAATTATCAAAAACGTATTTTCGCTAAATAAAATAAACGTATTAAAGTTTCAAGGAGAATATAACTAATGGCACAAAATATTGATACATTTCGAAGCAACATTGCCAACTTCGCTAGACCTACCCTTTTTAGAGTAGAGATAGCTGGCATTTTAGATGAAAGTTTGGAGTTTGTCTGTAAAGCAGCAAATCTTCCAGCTTCTACTATGGGCGTGATTGAAGTTCCTTATATGGGGCGTAAGCTGAAGATTCCGGGTGATAGGACATACTCAGAATGGTCACTTACAATCATGAACGATTCGACTATGCTTATTAAGAAACAGCTCGAAGATTGGCAGAATTCAATCAATGATGTTGTTCTTAATACTGGCCCGAATCAAGCGTTCTCCAATATGCATGATGCTAAGGTACAGCAATTAGGTACTGATGGTAGCGTATTGGCAGAATACATTCTGGAAGGTTGCTGGCCGATGGAAATCGCAGAAACGGAGTTGAACTTCGAGTCAAATGACACAATTTCTGAGTTTTCATGTACTCTAGCTTACCAACTACATAAACGTACAGTATAGTAAAGCACAAAGAGACGGGCGACCAAAAGGCCGCCCTTTTCGCTAGCTAAATACAAACATGGAATTATTCGGATTTAATCTATCTAAGAAAGAAACGAAACTGGCACCTTCATTTGTTGCGCCGTCAGATCACGATGCGACAGTAGATGTGGTGACGGATTCTAATCGTTCCGGCGTAAATTTTGGATTTGTTCAAGATACCAAAGAAACATTCACAGCGTCTTCTATCAAAACATATCGTGAGATGTCAGACAATTCTGATGTTGGTTCTGCGATTGAAGAAATTGTTGATGCAGCTATCGTATCTAATACAAAAGACAAAACCGTCTCAATCAACATGGATGATGTTGATGATTTATCCAATAACATCAAAAAGAAAATTTCAGAAGAATTCGAAAACGCTTTAAAATTGTTAAATTTCAACTCTAGCGCAGATGATTTATTTCGTCAGTGGTATGTAGATGGGAGGATATTATTTCACAAAGTGGTCGACAAGAAGAATTCTAGCATTAAAGAACTTCGACCAATCAATCCAACAGAAATCAAAAAGGTTCAAGAGGTCAAAAAGAAACGCGGTCAAGGCGGCGTGGATATTGTTGAAAGTGTAGAAGAATATTATGTATGGGAACCATCAAATCTAGCACACATTAACAAAGCAGTCAAGATTGACCCAGAGTCTATTCTGGTTTCTACGTCTGGTATGAGATCTAGCGACAGAAAGCATATTGTATCATATCTACATCAGGCAATCAAGCCTTATAATATGCTGACATCATTAGAAGATTCTGTCGTGGTGTATCGTATTGCGCGTGCGCCCGAGCGTAGGGTGTTTTATGTCGATGTTGGTAATTTACCTCCAGCTCGTGCAGATCAATATATGCGGAAGGTTATCAATTCACATAAGAATAAAACGATTTATGATGCTCGTACCGGTTCGATAAAAGATAGCAAACATTTAGTTTCTATGCTAGAGAACATTTATCTTCCCCGGGTCGATGGTAGTAGAGGAACACAAATCGACACACTACCTTCAGGGCAGAATTTATCGGAGATGGACGACATTTTATATTTCCAGAAAAAGTTATATAAAGCGTTACATATCCCAACTTCAAGATTAGACACAGACAACTCATTGATGGCTGTGGGTAGAGCCACGGAAATCTCACGAGATGAAATCAAATTCAACTCTTTCATAAATAAGTTAAGAACACGTTTTTCTAAACTGTTTTTGGATGTTGTTCGTACTCAAGTTCTCATTAAGAAAGTGATGACTGAGGACGAATGGGAAGATGTCAAACAAGATATTCGATTTGACTTCAATTCCAATTCAGATTTTGCTGAGAACAAGAAAGCCGAAATCATGGCAGCTAGAGTTGAACTACTTTCGAGTGTAAATGACTATGTTGGAAAATATATGTCTATGGATTTCGTTCGCAGGGAAGTTTTACAACAGACCGACGAAGATATTGAAAGAGAAGATAAAAAGATGGCAGAAGAAAAGAAAGCCGGATTATACCCAGAAGAGGAGCAATAACGAATGGAAAAACTAAATTTTGATTCTGCTAGCAATTTTACCGACCAGATTGCCGACATGTTGCACGATAAGTCAATTGCCGCAATCGACGATTTGAAACAGGAAATGATGGGTCGTGAAGTTGATGAACTTGAAGAGTCTGAAATCACATTTGATAAAGACGATATGAAAGCTATCATCAAGATTGCCGATAGCGTAGATATTGCCTACGAAATCGACGACAAAGATGAAATTGAAATCACAGATGATGACGAAGACAAGATCGATGAATTCTTGTCGGCTTTAGATGATGCCAATATTGATTTCGACATTGAAGACGAAGAAGACGATCTGGATGAAGCCGCTGCTCCTAAGCGCGTTCATACATCTGCCGCAGACAAACTAGCACACAAGAAAGCGTATCGCAAGAATCGATCTAAAATCAAAATTAAAGCAAAACGTTATCGCAAGACTGCTCACTTTAAACGTTTGAAGAAGAAAGCAAAACGTAAAGCCAAGATGGGCAAGACTGCTACTGGTCGACGTATCATTAAAAGGATTTAATATGATTTCATTTTCAGAATTTCTAGCAGAAGACGCAATAAAAGATATTCTTATCAAATATGCGGACGCTATCGAACTCATGAGCAAATTAAAATATGATGACGAAGTGGTAATGGATATTTTAGCTAAATTGGCTAAGATCAAAAATCCACAGAAAGCTGCCGTGACGAAATTTCTGAAAGCGAATGATATTAAGGACGCAGACATTTCTAAAATTGTCAGCAAAATTGTAGGAGTTTAATACAATGTTTATTATTACAGAATTCGACGAATCAAATGAAATTCTTGTTGAGTCAAAAGACAAAGATCTTTACCTTTCTGGTATTTTTGCTCAAGCCGAAAAGAAGAATCGCAATGGTCGAATCTATCCTACTCACATTTTGGAACGCGAAGTGAATGAGTACAATGAAAAATACATAAAGAGTTCTCGCGCACTAGGTGAACTTTCACACCCTCAAAGTCCTTCAATCAATCCAGATCGTGCTTCACATTTGATCACAGAATTGAATAAATCTGGAAATGATTTTGTAGGTAAAGCACGAGTTCTCAATACACCAACAGGCAACATTGTTCGCGGATTGTTAGAAGGCGGGGTTCGTATCGGGGTATCTACTCGTGGACTTGGTTCTATTCGTGAAGACAAGGGCACAAAATATGTCAATGAAGATTTTCGTTTGATTTGTATTGATGCTGTGACTGACCCAAGCGGCATTGATTGTTTTGTAGATGGTTTAGTTGAATGTGAATCGTGGGCTAAAGTTGGTTCCGATGAAAATACAGAAGTTCTTCGCAAGAAGATTCTTCGCGTCAATCGCAGGCATTTAGAAGAAGAGAAATTGAAAGCTTTCTCTAGCATTTTCCCCTAAGTAAATTTCATGACTGAAAGATTAGAAGTAATTTCAACATCATTAGAACAGGCTAGAGCGTTTGTAACTAAACGATTGGAGAAATTCGGAACACTTGACGAACAACTGCCCAACTTTGATGCGAATTACAAGTTGCTTCAAACGTGGGCAGGCAAAGGACATACACTTAGAAAGGATATGCCAAGAATTCCTAATCGTCAAGTAAAAGATTTTCAGAAAGCTTTAGAGAAAGGCCGGTTTGATTTGCACAAACCATTTGCCAAATCGACAGATCAAAATAATCTATTTCCTGATGGGTTGACCGGCGATAGAGCCAAAGAGTTCATCAAAGCGGGAAAACACGATGGCAACAAAACAGACGACAAAATCAAGACTTCAATGGAATCTATTTCCGCAGGTAAGTTAATTCCTATTCAACAGCAGATTTATCTTGATGCCGCTTTTGGTGACAAAATTACAACTCATGGCGTAGAAGGCTTCTTGAAGATTGCCAAGAAAACCAAATTGATTGCTTCAAAAGACGGTTATTTGATTGATGGTCATCATAGAACAGCAACGTCTATTCTGATTGATCCTAAGTTGAAATTGAATGTTCTAGTTGTTGATATGCCAATTACTGATTTGTTGAAATTGTCAAGAGCGTATGGTGCTGCTAGAGGCAATAAACCCAATGAATCTACACTATTATCGTTCAAGCAATTCATAAACGAATCTAAATCACTCACAGTTTTCCATGGTGACAATTTCAACACAAAAAAACTGGATATTAGTCTGATGAATAACGGAAACAATCAAGAAGGTATCGGTATATATTTTGGAGATTTAAAAACGGCAGAGACGTATGGGAAGAATATAGTCAAAGCAGAAATAATCCCGAATAAGTTCATCTACAGCAGAGATAGACTTGGCAAGTTTCTATCATCAAAACAAATTAGTCAAATTTTGTTAGATATGAATAAAATAAATAGTGAAGAATTTTGGTATATGGCAACTGATTACGGTGTAGAAGCAGCAGAAGAAACCGACATTAAAAAACAGGACTTTGATTTCGTTGCGCGTCAACTCGTAGATGAACAGGTCAGAAATTTTCAAGTTGATCTGGCGAATAGATTTGGCGTAGAACCATTTGTGAAATCTTGGCTGAGTCATACACGATATGACGGCACGTTCGAAAAGTCGTCAAATTTCTACGCTATAATGAACACAAAAATCAAGTTGTCACCAGTAACAAATATTTGAACATTTAAAAAATGCTAAATAAAATAAAACAAAGGAGTACATGTATGAAATTCGTATGTCAAAAGTGTGAATCCGAAATGGATCTACACGAGGATAAACACGTTTGTCCTGAATGCGATTTTGAATTGTCTCTCGATGAAGCAACTAAGCTGTTTGAAGATGGTGAAATTGTTGGAATCGTAGACGAATCAGAAATCGACAAAGAGTTAGACGAAGATACTGTTGTATCTAGTCTGGATGAAGATATTGCCGCATTGGTTGAAGGTGAGGATTTATCCGAAGCTTTCGTAGCCAAGGCAAAGACAATCTTTGAATCTGCTGTAGCCACTCGTGTGGACGAACAGACCGCTATTATTAAAGAGCAGTCAGAAGCTTATGCTGAATACGTCAAAGAAGAAACCGAGAAAGAATTGGTGGAAAAAGTTGACGGCTATTTGGATCATGTTGTTTCTGAATGGATGGAAGAAAACAAGCTGGCATTAGAAGCTGGTATCAAGGCAGAGATGAACGAATCTTTTGCCGATGGTATCGCCGAATTGCTGAAGTCACACTACATCAAAGCCCCAGAAGATCGTTGGGATATTGTAGAAGGACTGGCAGACAAAGTGGAATCACTCGAAGCTAAACTGGATGAAGAAATCGAAACCAATATCGAAGCCAAGAAGAAAATTCTTGAAGCTGAGAAACAGGTTGCTTTCGCTTCATTAGTCGAAGGTTTGACTGACACACAGATTGAAAAATTGGAAAAGCTTTCAGAGAAAGTAGAAGCTGATACAGTAGAAGATTTTGCTGAAAAGGTAACTACTCTGAAAGAAAGTTATTTCAAGGATTCAAAGTCTGACGATGCGTTAGATGAAGAAGTTGAGAACAAGCCTGCGGACACGCACGATATGTCCGAAGTTGTTCGTATGCTTTCCACCACTCGATAGAGCAAAATTACAAGTTTGCTAAATAAATAAAATAGTTAAAATATAAAGGAGAAACACAACATGACAACCAAAGCT